TTTAGAGGAATCATCCTCTGGTAAATTCTGTGCGTTCCTATCATTTGGATGTGCTTCAACACAACCAGGAATATTTACTATAGGTCTTCCAATATATTCTGTAATCGTAGGATGACCTGGTGCTAGAGGTGTTGGTAGATCATAATTAAAAACGTTAACATTAGGAATGTTTATGTTCCTAACATTAACGTCATTAATAGTTTGGGTTGGTATAGTCATTCCCAGTACTCATCTAATACATCAAGTACATTATTTAGAATCATCTGTGCTGCTGCACGTTCATTATCATTCCAATTTGGATACCATTGATGTTTATGTAAACCGTCTTTCATACGCATCACTCTTGCGAGCATGGCAACCTTATTGACCCGTCCATTCATACGTCTTCACTTTTGTATTCATTAACTTAGCGGTCTCTATATCATCACTCTCATCTGGATTAGTGTGGTGTGTGACCTCTCGTAATGTCTTTAGGTATTCTAAGACATGTTCCCTAATTTCCATTAACTCATCAAAGCATCCTTGATTGTGTGCACATCCTCTAAGTTTGTGGTCAGGTGCAATGACTGACTCTTGAAAAAGAGTCAGTGCTCTATCATATTTGATAGCAGGTGTCTCTTTACCTATCATGGCAGTGGAGGTAAACCTACTGCACCAGATGCTTGAGGATTTGATGGAGGTGTTGGTATTGCAGGTCCAGTTGCGTCTGGAACCAAACCACCGAGTGATGAACCAAGTGCACCAGAGACTTGCTCCATGACTTGAGACTTGACGTTATCAATAATTTTTCCTCGGTTGAGATATACACCCACCCCACCAGCAATAAGGGCAAGAGATACAACACCAGACGATATTGCGATCGCATTTATAATTTTTTGCATGATTTACTTTGTGTCAGGGACAATTTTTACAGGACCTGATTCAATCCTGATAGTTTGTGCAGGAGCAGTCTCCGATGCCTTAGCGATAAGAAACTCCATATCCTTTTTAGATATGTTAGCACTACCACCTTCACCATCTTTCTTTTTCTTACCTCCAGCGGCCACGCCAAAAGTAGCTAAAGTTCCTGTGAAGACCGAAGCTATAAAGGTTGGATCAATTCTCTCTCCTCTCTCGTAGCCTGGTATTTTAACGTAATTTAACGTCAAGATTCCTGCGGACCACACAAGGACTATCACTCTTATGAGTGTAGCTAAGTATTGAAGTTGTTCCTCCTTATCTTCTGCTACTTCTTTAAGTTTACCTAGAGGACCTTTCTTTTCCTCTTTCTTTACATCTGCCATAATACAACGATATCTGCCCTATTTATACAAGAGCAGGTGTCGTTTTCTTTTTACCTATATTATATTTCGATTCTAATTCCCACTCACCCTTCTCTTTGTAAGCCAGCACTTTGATTTGGTTCAATGGTGCAATATCTACTATTGCTTCATCATCTACAATACTAATAAGACCCCAATCAGATAGTAACTGAGTAATACGATTACGACGTTGAACATCATTCTGGGTTAAGTTTGCTGTCTTACCATCTAATGCAAACAACTCTTTAAAGTGTACAATATAGTACTTACCCTGTTTGTGTAGAATATGACAGGATTGATATAGTTTCTTTTCTTTACGAGAAGCAACTCCTATCCTAGATAAGGTCTCTCTTACCTTTAGAAAATCATCTGGTTGAGAAAGCTTGACCTCCACCATACTATCACGAGTCCACTGAACTTCAGCTTGGGACATTATTTTTTCCTCCACGATTTAATTTCAATTTCAAATGTTCAATTTGATCTTTATTTAGGATTTTAAGGATTGCTTGTGCCTTTTCGGTACTATAATTATAGTACGTTTTGATTGTCTCAAGATCCTCAATCTTCACTTTCTTCTCCCAAGGAGAAAATCGCTTTCTTTTCCTAACGATATTTATATAAAAATCGTATTGAAGTTTATTAGGAAGGTCATGGTATACGTTCATTTCATTAGCCATCTCAAGGCAATCAAAATGAGATGCTAAACATTTAGTTACTACCCATGCAGGATATTCCTTCTCCCAACTAGGATCATCACTATCCAATAAGTTCTGCTTTGTCTCGTTGATCGACTTCAGATAGTCCGTCAAGCTGTGATTGTGTTTCATAATTTAATAAGAGAAGTTCTTTACGTTTCTTTTGATCTGCTGTGTAAGTGTTAGTAGATCTCATAGTATAGGTTAGATCCCAATCCTTTTGATACCAGTTTGGAAACCTATCTTTAATATACAATTCTGAATTATATGTTATCATACATTTATGTTCTGAAGCACACGCTTCATATGCAAACAATTCATGATCAAATTGTTTATGCAAGTTTCCTTTAGTACCATACAAATTATCTTTAATAGCATATGGTGGATCTAAAAATACAAATGCATCTTTACCCCAAAGCATATCTCTATAATTTTCATTGGTAATTCTCCAGTTACTAATCAATTCACCTAATGCAGGAAGTTTATCTATACCTCTAAAGGTAAAGTTCTGCCTAGATGCTTGCTCACTAAAAGAACTATTAGCAGTAAGTCCACTAAATGAACATTTGTTTGCTACGTAAAAATTAAAACCTGCTTCATAAGGATCGTTCTTTAATTTATCCTTAGCATTTTCAAATGCTTCCTTATGTGCATCAGGACTCTCACCGAGTTCTGTCTTTAATTCCCTTAGATCATCACACAACTGCTGTCCGTGGTCTCTGAGGGTCACCCAGAAGGCATACAGAGGATAATAGAGGTCATTTACCCACACTTCAGTATTAGGGTATGTCTGAGTAACATAAATTGCCATAGAACCACCTCCTAAGAACGGTTCTCTATACTGTTCTATTGGAGGTAGATGTGTTTTAAGGAATTTAAGTGCTCTTGACTTACCGCCAGGATAACGTAGAGGTGTGGTGTACTTCATTTAGATAGATATACGATTCCGTTATTAGAATCATTAAAATCTCCTGCAGGAGGGGGAGTTAATGGTTTATATATCCCTCTAGGTCTGTAATCATCAATCAATACTTCTATTGCTGTATCAAACCATCTGTTCATTGACTTTGCCATAGCACGATAAGATGTACCGACATAGATTTGACCTGCAACTACTGCTACAGTTGCTGCACCCCAGAATGAATAGTACCATCTGGATTTTACTTGTGCTCTCACACGATCTCGTTTGTTCATGATAAAAATCTCGATTTAGTTTTACTTGTAGATGCTAATGAATCTATTAATTCATCCCACTTATCTGCCTGTACATATGAAAAACCAATAGTGGTTCTTAATTTGTCAGTAGAGTTGTTAGGGGATACTCCTCTATGTTGCCAGTTAGATGGAATTAGAACTCCTCTATTAGGTACATATGGATAATGATAATACTTATCATCATTATAGCATATAAATTCTCCACCCCATTCTTGATTCCATTCCATATTGGTAAAGAGAACAAAAGTCCATACCCAATCTTGTTTGAAATCTTTATGAAAGGTAGAGATCTGACCAAAGGTTTGACCATTAACATGAATCTTACATAAGCGAATATCTTTTTTGATATGCTTTTGAATTTTCATTTTAATGATAGTAGCAGCTTCTAAGAACTGTTGCTTATCATGTTCCCATCTCATTCCCCAACAAAGGTTGTCTTTATATGTGACTCTACTTTGTTCAGGACCAACCCACATAACTGGTGGTTTACTGTCAAAAGAGTATGATGAATTACATAGTGCCCATTCTCCATGGTGCAACTCATCATCTATTCCGAAGAAACATGGTAAAGGAAGTACCTCACCATCGTAATGAATTGGTGTGTTCATTAGTCCTCATGGTCATCCCATTGATCAGTAAGACCTTCATTATTGAAAAATGCTTTGTATATACCATACCCTGATAGTAATACTAAAATTACTAGGATTGATATGCCAAAGGTAACGTTTGGATTAGCATTGTAATGAGGTACAATAGCATTACATTTTGTCCATGTGCCTGGTAGTGTGTACACAGGAGGACAGGATAAAAAAGTCATAATTCATTATAGCATTAGTTAGCGGTGTTGTCTACCCAATTCTTAAAGGCATATGTAGACCATTGAGCATACCCATCATTACTAAAAGTGGGTTTAGATGGTGCCTTACCATTACCACCATATGCAATAGGTACTGCATCATTTCTACTGTTAGACATAGCAAACTCAAGGTACTCGTCAAACGCTTCATCTGGTTCCCATGCTAGTTCAGCAGCATGTTTCCAGAAAGGTGTATCATACTTTGAACCATGTCTATAATGCCATAAGATAAAATCTTGACTACGTTTAATATAGGTAAGCATATCTTTCTTTATCTTATCAGCATGATTATCACCTGATAAGTAATTATTAAATATAGTTCTTGCAAACTGTAAGTATCCTTGTGTAGAAGATGCTTCCATTGGTTCTAAGAAATATAATCTATTACCATTTAAAAAGATCCTACCATCTACTATAGGATTCTTTGCAACGTAACTATTAAAAGTAACATGTTTAGTTACCTCAACATCAAACATTTCTAATAGATTCTTCTGTGCTTCTTCTTTAGAAGTTATCTTATCATTATACAAATAACCAACAGATCCATCCCTAGCAGGTGACTTCTCTGAAGTTGGAATTATAAATGTCCATCCATGTGGTGTTGCTACTGATCTAGTCCAATGTTGATTGACCGTTTTGAAGAATGGTCTAGCAAGTATACATGCATTAACAGCACTAGTTAAATTATCATAATCAGTTAAATCTTTTGGTGTTCCTCTACAATCAAAGACATAAGTAGAGTCAACATCATATGGAGATACATCATCCTCTACTACTTTGAATTGACCTGACTTTAATATATGTTCTTGCATCTCCCATGGGCAGAAATGCATTGCCATACTATTGGCAGGAAAATCATGAAAGAACTTATCTTTCTTTTTACCCCATCCTTCATATAATATACCACTCTTAAAGGTAGCATGTATGGGATTATCATACCAATTAAAAGAAGTAGCAGACCACAGCATTCTTGGAGGATCCAATAGAGATGCTTGACCTACCACTTCTGGCGGTATTTCTGGGTTATATATTAGTTCTACTTCGTGCTCAGGATAATTCCTAAGATACCATGCAAAATGAAGTGCAGTAAAGCAACCTGCTGTTCCTGCACCAACTACGCTAATCTTCATGTAAATCTGGTAAATGCGGCTCAACCCAGTGATCAGTATTATCAATACCTGCTGCATTGATATATCTCATTATATGTTGGTCTACCTGATGGTAGATATCGTGTAGATCTAAGTCCATACGAATGTCATGAGCGATCTCTGCTACCTGTTTCTCAGTTAAACAATGATCAGGGTGTAGTAAGTCACAGCATGGAATTCTGTGTTCTATCAATTCATTAAGATTAATTCTTATTTCGTAATCTTGGTATACAGGCATAGTGAAACAGTAGTTGACTCAGTATTTAGTTCTATTTAAACTCACACTCTACCATAATTTCAGTTAGAGCAGCAAGTAAATTTATCTCTTGATCAGCAACAAATGCTGATTGGTATTGAAATTTAGCAATAATTAATACTGCTTGTGGGATAGTTGCAGGTACTAGGTAAGCATATAAACTATCATAGATTGATCTGAATATATGAGAGGGTTCATTATCTAAATTATTAGAAACCCACTTCTTAACTGTAGTAAATTCTCTTGATTTAAGAGCACTAGTCAATTGACTAAACTTAATCTCATTTAAACTTGCTAATATACCACTGTCTATTATACCACCAACAGCATAGCGTTGACATTCATTAAGTGTTCTTCTCCAATCAGGAAAGAACTTAAGTATCAACTGTGGTAATACCTTCTCATCAAAATCTATATCCTCTTCTTTAAGAATAAACTTAAGACGTTCAAAGAATTGAGATGCTACCATCTTCTTATCAGTAGAAGGTATTGTAAAATCTATCACAGTACATCTAGAATGTAATGGTTCTAGAATCTTATTCTTATAGTTACATGTAAATATAAATCTACAGTTACCATGAAACTTTTCTATGTTTGCCCTCAATGCAAGTTGCACATCAGTGCTAGTGTTATCTGCTTCATCTACTATAACAACTTTATGTTGTGAATCAGAAGACAAAGACACAGTAGAAGCAAAGGTAGCAACCTTGTTTCTAACTGTATCAAGATAACGTCCTTCATCAGAACCATTGATGATAATATAATCAACTTTTAGTTCTTCACATAATGCTCTGGCAACAGTTGTTTTACCAACACCTGCTGTACCATGTAAAAGCATATTAGTTACCTGACCTTGTTTAAGAAACTCTCTAAATGAGTTCTTAATACTCTCAGGTAAAATACAATCTTCAATTTTCTTTGGTCGATACTTTTCAACCCAAATAAAGTCATTCATTAGTCAAAAATTCCATACGGTGTTAAGTCGTACTTTGTCACTTGTAGTGGTTCACCCTTAGGTGGTGTTGGTTGCCCTATCTTCTCTAAGATATCAGCAGGTATTTTCTTCATAGAAATGTCATAGGGTATAGGTGCATTTGCTACACATACCCTTATACATTCCCATTGTTCATCAGTAAAGAAGTTGTTATGATACATTAACCAAATGATGAATCAGGTTCTAATGCAATATAATATTCTAATGTATCATCTGCATTAATAAAACGAGCAACCTTCTGACTTATCTCAACATTATAATTACCTGTCAACATTTTTATATTCTCTATCTTAAAGTTAAACTTAAATGGAACCTCAGAAGAACCAACCTCATATGACATTGCATTAGAGGTAGCATCTGCTCTATCCTTACCAGTTAATAATACCTTTCCATCTTCAGATTCTAAACATAGGTCTGGGAAATTGTATACACGAGATGCTTTAATCAATGTGTCTAATGTCTCGTATGGAAGTTTAAACTTAAATTGATATTGAGGTAATTGTATATCCTTTTCTGGTGGTTTGGTTATTACATCAGGATCAGCAAAGAAATACTTAACCTTTGATTTACCACTCTTAATGATCATATATGATTCAGTAGGAAATTCTAAAGAAGGACCATTGAATAAGGATACTCCAGATAGAAATCCTCTTAGATCATATATGGCAAATGGAGTAGGAAAATCCTCAGTAACCTCTGCCTTAGCAAAGATATTATTAGTCACAGAAATTGTACTAATAACATTCCCTCTCTTAAAGTATATGGAATTGTTAATAGAACTGAAATTCTTGAGGATGTCTAATGTCTTGTCAGTTAGATTCATAATTAAGGGATCTGTTCAAATGTTTGGTCAATCTCTCCAGTAGTCATGGAGGGTTTACCATAATGGTTATCAAAGTGTAATAGTAGCATAGCATAATGAATGACTTTTAACAAGTCCTTCTTATTCTTACCATCTTTACTTCCATACCTACTGCCATATTTTAAGATGTTTGCTTGACAGAAGTGTGGGGCAAGATCTCTAGATGCCATAAGGTCTATAGTTTGGACTTTACGAAACTCATGCTGAGTTCCTGTGTAATGTCCATTGTAAGTAGAAGAAATGTATTCTTCTATGTCTTTGAGGATCTCTTCCTCATGATATTTGAATTGATGATTAGACACTATAGGATACTCCTCATCAAGTGTTCCATTAAGAACGTCATACGCTAAACTCCATGCATTAACCATAGGTGAATAGAAAATCATTTACAAAGGATTCTGACTTTTCCTCTCCAAACTTACCTTTTAAATAACCTCTAACAGGATCAAGTTCGGTCATGTACTTGTCAAAGTCAGCATAAACAGTAGTGTCTTCTCCTTGTGGATCATTCAATTCTACCATCTTTTTATATTCTGTCAAGTATTGCTTGAACATTGGAAGATGTTCATCGACCTCATCAGGTTTACAATACCTTACAAATATGTTTTCTGAGAAGTGATTACCCATCTCAAAGAACCTGTACTTACCGTCATCTTTTGGGAGACCCTCAACTGAGAATAGATACTTTTCTCTTGGATGTTGGAAGTCAAATACTAGAATGACTTTCTTCTCACTAAACTTCATTAGATCCATTCCAAAACAAGGAAGGTCTGCACCTGTTTTAGGATACAGTATAGTGTTATAGATGTCAGATCTAGGATCTGTTATATGTGCTTCCCTTGCTTTGATAAAGTTCTTACCATAACGAAGGTTAGCAATGAGGTGGGCATCTTTTCCTTCCCACTCTGCCCATTGTTCCCCAACCTTTAGGTCAGGGAATGTCTCTTCAAGAGCAGCAATGTAGTTTTTCCAAATGGTCATGAGTTAATTTGATCAAGTAGTTCTTTGTTTGACTCAGCAGTTGGTGCTTCTTCACCATCGAAGTTAACATCAGCATCAACCTTATCATAGAGTTCCATGAATGATTGCTTTGTCTCATCATCGAAACGGTTAACACATACTTGGATTGCTTTTGCTTTATCCTTAAAGATATTAAAAGCATTTGCTATGTGTACTAAACGTCTTGTACTGATTAGTTCATCAATACCACCATCATAGAATGTCTTACGAATGATGTCTGCCCAATCAACTAATCTCTTACAGAAGTCATCGTCTTCTAGACCAGATTTCTTAAGAATCTTAGTTTCAATTGAAGGAGAAGGATACTCCTGATCTAAGGTTACTGGGAATCTTTCGAGGAATGCTTCATTGAGCACGTTAGTTCCAATAAATCTTCCGTCGTCTGAACCCTTACCTTTAGTATTTGCGGTGGCAAATACGTTGAATCCTTGTCTTGGTTTAACGAATCTTCCAATCTTTTTAAGGAAGACACCATTTCCTTCAAGGATGCTTTGAAGGCAGAGGATCTTGTTGGAGGCAAGGTCGATTTCGTCAAGTAACAAGATTGCTCCTCGTTCGAGTGCTTCGATAACGGGTCCGTTATGCCAGATTGTGGCACCATCAACAAGACGGAAACCGCCAATAAGATCATCTTCATCTGTTTCGATAGTAATGTTTACTCTGATAATTTCTCTCTTCAGTTGAGCACATGCTTGCTCTACTGAAAATGTTTTACCATTACCTGAGAGTCCAGTAATGAATGTAGGATAGAAGATACCTGATTGAATGATCTTCTTAACGTCTTTGAAGTTACCAAATGGTACATAGTTCTCACATACCTCTGGAATTAAACTCTTTGACTCAATCTTGACAGTTTTCTCAAGTTGCTTTCTTGCTTGAGCAACTGTAAGTTTCCACTGTCCTCTAGTTACCTTCTTTAATTGAGGTAACTTCTTCACACGTTTAGCAATACTTTGTACTTGCACATTAAAATGAGTAGCAGCTTCATGTATATGATTGCTGTTGATGTCAGTACCAAAGTTCTTAAAGAAAGAAAGAAGGTCACTGTCACTGAAAGTTGGTTGGAAAGGCATTGTTTTTGTTTAATCTATGAGTTCATTATAAAGGAGTGTACAATTAAATGCTATAATCATTGTGCCACTTTGTCAACTGGTTATGCAACCATATCAACAAAGGATGATAACACTTTCTTATTGGTTGCTTTTGCCTTTAAATTTCTTTTAAATGCAGTACGTATTTGTGCTTTAGATGCATTTTCTTTAACTTCAAATTCAGTTTCCCTATTTAAGTTAGTTGATGCAATACCATATAGAACACTATAACCACCAGGTTTTAGAATTGCTGACTTGTTCTTACTCCATGATCTCTTATCAGATTCAAGGTAGTTATTATCCTTAGTATAAGTATAATGGAATCTAGAAACATCACGTGACTCAACGATCCTTAGACCTATAGTTGAAACACTAGGGAAATTATCTGTAAGGTTATCTAATAAGATTTTAGTTACATTTGAATTCCATGTCCAATCAGCACAAGGAGGATAGATTCTACCTACCTTTCTATCACGTATCTGACAGTTCTGATGTAAACTTACTCTACCCCATCTCCATTGGTCTTCCCAATGTCTTTCTACTTTGTTTACTCTAGAAATAGTACATGATTCACCATCAGTTAAGAATACTGTATTGAGTTTAGAAACCTTATGCTTATTCAAAAACTCAGGAATAAGATCACGTAAAGCAACTATAGTTTCATTTAATGGAGTACCAGAAAGATTTAAACCATATGGAATGAACTCAGGCATATGCTTCTGGAAAGAAGAAGCAAGTTTGAATAAATTTGAACAATCCTTTTCAAACTCTTTAGAAGTTCTAGATGAAGATAAGAAATTAAGCAAACGGAATTGTGGATTTAAGTAGAGAACATTCTCTTCCATATCAATTACTTCACTCATATGCCAATTTCCTCTGTCATCCATTTCACTATGTTGCCATTCTTTTGGGCACTCATAAGTAAATCCATAAACCTCAAATGGAATCTGAACTTTCTTACAGAACCATACAAGATTTAATAACTGTTTTACAGTGTCTCCAATAACATTCTGCATAGATCCAGACCAATCTAATATAAAGATTAGTCCATGATTCTTACCCTCAGGTAAAACTGTTATCTTTTTGAAAAGATCCTCGTTGAATTTGTAAGTATGGAGTTTCGTTGTATCGAGTACTCCAGTCCTACTAACAGCAGCACGAGAATAAGCATCTGCAGATTTTCTACATTCAAATTCTTTAACAAGATAGTTTACTCCCTTACTTGATTCTCTTTTATATTGTACATATTCCTCTTGTAATTCTCTATCATATCTACTATATGTTAACCTAGTTTCATAACCATAACTTCTCATCTTTTCATCACCACCCTCTGCCCAATAGTTCTCCATGTATGAATGAACACCTTCACATGGTACAACAATTTTATCTAAGTGTACTTTAGGGAAATCTAGATAAGTAGTTTCTCTAACAGTATCATTGATTAATTCCTTCTGATGATAATCAAATGCTTCTTGTGTTTCAGAGTGTAGATCATCATCTTCACATTCTTCTCCACCACTCTTTTCATTACATGGTTCTTTTTCTTGCTCTTCTATCTTCTCAGAGTCGTCTGTACTGTCCTCAGAATCGTCTGTAAGGTCACTCTCATCTGATTCACTATCTGTTGTATCCATTGAGATACCATTTCCATCCATATTTTCTTCATGAGAATTAGGATTCTTTAAGTTGATCTCTATGTTCTGGTCTCTATTTGCCTTAATGAAATTACATATTTCTAATGATAATTCTAGAACTTCTTCAAATGTTTCTACTTCTTTTACCTTATTAACAAGAACTTGCTCCTTCTCGTTGAATCTAATAACTTCAAATGCACCTAACTTGAAGTAAAGATTAATACGATCAATGAAACCAATGTCTTGTAAATCTCTAGATTGAATTTCAAAGAAATCTTTTACATGTAATTCTTTATATCCTTTATAGAAACTCTTAGATAAACCATTATATCTTCTCTTCATTAACTTTTCAATTCTTGCATCCTCTATAACATTAACAAAATCTGGTGGAAGATTCTCATACTTTCCTTCCTTCCACACTTTTACTGGTGTGTATAATGCATGTCCTACTTCATGACCAACAAGCATATCATATACATTGTCAGATGCTTGCCACATAGGAAGAGTTAATACTCTTGTCTCTACATTGAAACATGCAGTAGGTACTTGCTTATGCTCTACTATCAAATTCTCAGTAGCAAGCAATTTAGCAAGATTATCTTTGACTTCAAGATGTTGTGAGTTCATGGTGCTTGTCGTATATGTTTCCATTATAATAAGAAACCCTCCGCTTGGGAGGGTTAAGTAGACGGTTTATCAACTGTCCACGTCGTTTTTTAGCAGCACGTAATGCTTGCGGCTTCAAGGTACGCTTTTGCTGCTTCTTAGAGTGATGTTGCCAGTTCGGAAGTTGTGCCATCGTACTGTTTGGGTTTAGAGAAATTCTTGTATTTCTTGAACTCTATCACATTATCAAACTTATCGACAATCTGTTCCCCCTTATGTGAGATAACAAACACATTGTTACCATCAGTGATATTATAGAGGATCTTCATGAAGTCCATAGTACCATTGGTATCTAAAGAACTATCAAAGATTTCATCAAGGATCAGGATGTTTGTATTAACTGAGTTCTTAAGTTTAGCGATCTCTCTCCATGTAAAGAGTAATGCTAAATCAATTCTCATCTTCTCTCCTTCAGAGAAGGAAGCATAAGAAAACTCATCTCTAAACCTTGACTTAATTGTCTCATTAAACATTTCATCGAGGTTAAAGTTGACATAGAACTCTAACTTCTGAAGGTATTTATTAATAAGATCATTCATTACAGGTAAGTATTTCTTAATAATAGATGACTTAACTCCACCATCCTTAAGAAATTCAGATACTAATTGAAGATCAGATTGCTTCTGAATTATATCTCTTCTTAATATTTCCTTCTCTTGACCTTGTTCAATAACCTTTCTAAGTTTCTCCTTCTCTAGTTCAACAGCATCATCATTATTCTCTATAGATTTAATTTCCTTTTCTATCTCTTTAATCTTATTGTTCTTCCAATTAATATCAGCAAGAGTTTGTTTGACTTTAACCTGAGAATCCTTTATTAACTTTTGAATATCATTACGACTAGTCCATTCTTTATCAAGTTTATGTTGTTCAGATCCTATCTGATCTAATGCTTCATTTAATTTAGTGAGTTTATCTTCATCTTTATTAAGCATATTATCCTTAAGATCAGATCCTATACCTTGATGGCATGTAGGACATATCTTATTATCCTTGAAGAATTGAATCTCACTCTTCAAATCTTTCATCTTACTATTAAAGGTTATAGTAAACTCTCTTAACTTACTCATTCTATCAGTAGGATCTTCAGTTTCTTCTAACTCAACACCCAAACTATCCATCTCTCTCATATCAAGTTCAACTTCATTTTGAGATGTGTTGATCTCTTTTTGAAGAGTGTCTATAGATTCATTCCAATGAGATACATTACTATTACTTTGTTTCTTTAAATCATCTATTAATGTTCTTTGAACTGTTACCTTATCTTTTAATAGAGACATTGCATTCTCTACATCATAGACCTGTTCTTTATTAACCTTAACTCTTTCCTTTAATATAGTATTCATTGTAGAGAATATTCTTATGTCAAGTATATCTTCTATAACATCTCGTCTACCTGGTGCAGATAACTGCATGAAAGGAACAAAGGTACTTGATCCTAGTACAACTATCTGAGTAAATGATTTATAGTTCATCTTTAGAACATTCTGTTCTAACCACTTCTGTTGATCAGCAGCAGCAGATGATTGATCTAATAATGTACCATTCTTATAAATTTCAAATACATTTGGTTTTATTCCTCTTATTACTTTCCATTCTATTTTTCCAATAGTAAATTCTAACTCTACTTTACAATCTGCACAGTTAACTGTATTGACTAATTGACTCTTATTAATTTTACGAAATGGTTTAGCAAATAATGAAAAGCATAGTGCATCTAAAATGGTTGATTTACCAGAACCATTTTCTCCAACGATCAGTGTTCTTTCATGACCATTTAAATTTACTTCAGTAAAGTTGTTTCCTGTACTCAGGAGGTTTTTCCATTTTATAGATTTAAATTCAATCATACTTTAGGGGGAATAATAATATCATCAGGGGTAACTACACAATATGTAAAACCTTTCTCTTCACATATTTGTAGAGCTATATCAGTTTCAACTTCAATGATTCTCATGTCGGGATAATCATCTGCCTTTAATAATTCAGCATGTCTCTCTGCATCTTCCTCCTCCTCAAACAGATACAAAACATTATTTGATCCAACGTTGGGAGCATATGCACCTTGATCCTCTTTTCCTTTTACCGTTAAAATAAACATTAATCTAGTTGAATTGCCTCTGTGTAGATAGAACTAACAATGGACTTGAGGTTATCCTTAGTAGGAAAATCAAGAACATCAATATAGTTTTCTAAGAAGCTTAATGTTCCTTCTATCTCAATGTCTCCAGTTGGGGACACTTCTTGTATAGTGTTGTCAATAATTTTTAATTCATGTATCCCTATATTATAGAGACGTTCAATGAAATTGTCAAACTCACAATAGTTATCTTTCTGTTCAACTATCAGTTTTATAAACTTATCTTTATATGGTTCTACATTAAGACACTCATAATTTTCCAAAGAATCATTATAGAATATCTTTTCAAACATATGACTAGGGTTATTAATAAACTTCAATCGCCTAGTTTTTGTATTATATAAATGGAATCCTCTCTTATCTCCATAGTCATTCCAGTATGTCTGATAAGGATTACCAAGATATCTTATGTTGCCATTACTAGATCTAGTATGGAAGTGACCAGAGTAAACGTTCTTAAACTTATCAAACCTTTCATAACTCATCCCATGATCCATAACAAATCCAGGATGTGCCTCGAATCCTTTAAGTTCTAAGTGACCCATACATATCTCTGCCTTTGTATTTTCTATTTCATCAAAGGTCTCACTTTCATTCTCAAGACAGATCCAAGGTATAAAACAAATATCTAAACCCTCTATATTAAGAGTAGTTGGTTTCTCTATACAATGTACATTGTCATATTGATTAAGAAGTAGATCAACAGCATTAATGTTTAACGTGTTCTTATAGTAGGCAGTATGATTACCAACCAACGAGTAAACAGTAATACCTAGATCAGCAAGTTTATCAAAATACTTCTCCTTTGCCCAGTTAAGAGTCCAGAAGTCAATGGTCTTTCTATTATCAAAGGTATCTCCAAGATCTAATAGTGTCTTAATTTTATTCTTTACAAGAGTAGGAAAGAATGTTTCCTCATAGAACTTCTCCATATAGTCATGGAAAATCTGACTACTTTTACGTAATCCAAAGTGTTGATCAGTTATAATTCCTATCATTGGCGGTATCTTTGTTCAAGTGATGTTTTAATTCCTTCATACTCTTGACTATTTCCATAAGCATCAGCAGAGAATAGTTCATTATGACCTGACTTTTCAATCATCTTGTTCTTTATATCTACCTGTTTCTTTTCCTTCTGTATTCTACGTAAGAAAGCATAGTATATTATCTGAGTAAAATAAGCAAATGGATTCCTTGACTTCTCTGGATCGAAGTTATCAATATATGTAATACAATTTTCTATACCATCACCTATCATGTCATCTTTAAACATATAGTTGACAAAGTTTGGTTTATATGATAGATGTGTAGCAATCTTTAAGAAGCATTCACCTATGTATTTACTAACAGGAGGTTTCTTAGTTCCTTTTATTCTAGCAATTTCTACATGGTCTTTGTATTCAATAATTGCTGCTAAGAACTCTTTATTGTTAACATAATGTTCTTTTTTACTTGCCATTTACTATCTTGCTCTTGTCTGTCTATCATAGCATATTTAGGGGTACTTGACAAGGGGATAGAAAGTGTGTATAATAACTGTGTCAACGGTTAAGGGATACAACTAAGCTTTATCTGGGTCTTCTTTTTTAAACTCTAGACGTAAGACGTTCTCAAGATACTCCCTCGCCATATCAACTGATCCTATAAGACCAGTTTTATCATTTAATTCTAAACGACCTCCTTTTCTCTTTTGTGGGATAGGGGGTCTTGTCATATTTCCTTTTATTTTAGCAATCCTTTCCTCTTGATCTATTTTAGCCATAGTTCCCAAATAGAAACTACATACAGATGAATTTAATTCTGTCATACAAAGTATATCTTCTCCAAATATAGTAAACTCGTCCTCGTGTGTTATCTTATTCCAGTATTTAATTCTATAACCTTGTACTATTCCAGGTATATCTATTTCTTCTATCTCTAATGGTTTATTAATTATAAGGTAATCTTCTTCGGGACACGCTTCTTTAACTAAGCAAAGTATTTCCTCACCGTTCTTAAATTTAATACTAGCGTAGAAGGAGTCCATACTTACTGTTTTAATTTTACCTGTATAATTTCATAATCGAATGATTCTTGGTTATAGATTTTTACTCTCTCAAATAAATGACGAAGGGTATAATTAGGATTCTTACCATCTTTGGTAGTATCATCAGCAATGTCGTAAAGGATAGCAATTGATTTGTTTTCTCCTTTTCTTAATACTCTACCTATTGATTGTAGGTTTCGTACTCTTGACTTTGATGGGGATGCAAAGATGATATTGTGAAGACGTTTAATGTTAATTCCAGTTGAGAAGGTGCCGTAAGAGGCAACAATAATTGCATTGTCTTCATTTTCGGTAATGGTTCTGACTGATTCACGATCTTGTGTTTCAACACCACCATGAACAAAGAATACTTTTCGTTCACTAGATGCACTATTATTTATCATCTCATAAAGTGGTTCTCCATGCTTCTCTACGTAATTGAATAGGACTAGTGTATTTCCTTTAAGATCTAGAGCAAGGTTCTTTATGAAATTATTTCTTTTAGGGTGGGTTACTACCCATTCTATTTCATCTTGATAGGTATCAAAGTCCTGGTATGGATGTTTTAATGCAATGATTCTAATTTTTAACTTGGTAAGGTGACCTTCTTTAATTAATTCATTAGTGTTAGTTACCTTATCATGAGGTCCAAATAGTCCTTCTAGTACCAACTTATTTGTTTTACTACCATCTAATGTACCAGTAAACCCTATACGATACCTTGCATGATGTAGTTTAGTAAGTATTTCCGTCAGTGATTTAGCTTTGAATAGATGTGCTTCATCACCGATAACAGCAGTAAATGGTTCAAACCATTTCCTAGATTGTTTATATACTGATTGCCATGTAGTTATAGTAACTGCTTTATCAGTAACCTTTTCATGACCAGCATATATCTTATGAACATGATCATCTACACACCACCCATAGGAAAAGAAGTCCTTATATAATTGTTCTACCAAAGATGTAGTAGGTACAACAATCAATGTCTTCTGTCCTGACTCAAATAAAAATCTGACGATGGAATATATCATCAGAGATTTACCTGATCCTGTAGGTGATACTATTAGTTTTCTTCTCTTTCTTAATGCTTCATATATTGCTTTATATTGATAAGGTCTTATCTTTAGTGAAGTAAACTTATCAACATATGTTTTTATACCACTAGGAGATATTAATTCATCCTCCGAGTCAGGCATACCAAAGTGTTTATTATCAACATAGGAATATTCATACCCCCTTTCTTTACAAAACTGTTCAATATACTCTCTTAAACCTGCATATATCTGACCAGTTGCTGGTGAGAACAATCTTATCTTACCATCCCAGTATCTCTTTCTATAGGAATCCATGAACTTTGCTTCTGGTACTTCAAAAGTGAAGTGGTCAGAAAGTTCATAGGAGATATGTGGTTGAGTTTTTAGTTGAAGGTATACTTCGTTTTTCTTTTTAATAAGAACATCACTCATCTAAACCCCTAGAATAACGTAACCAATCAATTGCATTCTTTACTTGGAATGAACGATTGTTTATCATATTTAGTATCTTTTCGAGACATTTCTCATAACCATCATACATATCTAACCGAGCTTGTGCCTCATTCAACTCTTCATCTGCATTAAGATAGATGGGAACTTCATTCTTCATAATCTTTACATCAGGGCATTGTTCATCCCTTCCCATCAGGTAATGGTACTTTTCTTTATAAAGTTTCTGAAATGTATATTGTGCTCGGTTTTTAAGTAATTTGTACCTCAGCAATTTGTCCAACCATTTTGCATGAAGTTTAGGTATTCTACGTGCCTCTTCATTTAAGTCATCAAGCATAACAGCATCTTCACGCCATTCATCTAAAAATTCAGTATTCATAATGTTAATTCTTTATCATTCTTATCTAGTAGTTTAAAGTATGTATATTTGAAAGTTATATTTGAAGTTAAGTACTGTATATCATTAGTGTCTACGTTAAATGGTAAACCTGTTATTCCTATAGGGAATGCATCGTACAGTTTAACTACAACTTGGGTATTAAAATTACTGTTTAGTATTCTTAAAGTAAGATCTAATCTATCGTAATCTGGTCCTTTGTGTTCCTTCTCCACCATCTTGTCAGCAAATTCCCTCCACTGACTTGCCTTCTGTGGATATGTTATACCAGTCATCCAATTATGAACGATAGAGTAGTTTCTCATATCTTCATCAACAAGCATAGTTATAGTAAAGTCCTCATAATTTAACTTGTCACCACTAAGTTGAAAGTCATTAAAAGGAGTTGCTTGTTGTGGACCACCCATTGATATACCAGGAATATTTGCTGCAGTACAATCAAACGATACCTCTTTAAAAATAGGTATGTCCAGTTGAAATGCTACTGGTGCTAAGAAGTTTAAATTATTGCTCACGGTAAAAACGGAGTCCTCCCCTAGTATTTAGACATAAAAAAAGAGACCCCGTAGGGTCTCTAGTAAAATATGTAATCTGAATTACATTAAGTTTGCAACAGATACTCTTCTGTAGTAAACGTTTGTGCTTAGGTTACCAGCAGCACTAGGGTTAGAATCGGTAAGAGTTGAATCATATCCCTTAGCAAATGGGTTAAGAACTACGCCATAACGTGTCTTAAATCCGATGCGTGGCTGGAAGTCGTCTTGCCCGACGCTACGTACCATCTGTAGAGGTACATAAGGACAATAGAACAGACCAGCATCATAAGGAGATGAACCCTTGTATCCGATAACATAGTACTGATTACCTGAGTTACCTGATGAATTTGTACCACCACGTGTGATAGTAGCATATGGATCAATGTAAACTCTGTATCTACCATTAAGGATACCAGCGAAAGTATTACCTGTCTCATCAACTTGTAGACGGTTATTACCTTCGATTGCAGGAGCGTAATCAAGAGCACCAGCCATTGCTAAAGCAGAAGCAACGTCAGCAGAGCACATAATCATGTTGCCCTTTCCACGACGAGTTTCTCTTGCAATTGCGTTTGCGTCTCTCTCGATTTGGAACATAAGTCCCTTGAATTTCTCAACTGACCAACGACCATTTGAGTCAACGTCTAGGTCGAAGATACCAGCAGTTGCTGTATCATGCTGTGCACCACGCTTTGCAGATTTGTAAATTGTACGAACAATCTCTCTGTTGATCTCAGCAAGGATCTCAGATGAAAGAATGTTTGCCAATTCTGACTCAGCATCAAGACCGTGAATTGCACGTAAATCTTGAGCAAGTTCAATACTGTACTCTGCCTTTAGAGCTCTGGACTTAGCAGTAACCGAGATCTTCTCGATACTGAATCCCATCTCTCTGAAGTCAGGAGCAGAACCGTCGCTATCTAATGCTTCAGAGTCCTGTGTGGACATTGGAGCACCATTGTTATAGTAACTCTGTGAAGTAGCTTCGTTAGAACCAGCTGCAAATGCATCGTTAAGAACAGCAGGGTTGTCACCTGTTAGTGTTGGACCAGCACCAGATACGTCGTTAGCACCACCAGTACCTGACTGATTTGGGTTAACTTCGTTGAAGAATGCTTCAGCATTACTTGTACCAGGACCATCATAACGTGCTCTCATTGCAAAGATTAGTCCAGTAGGACCACTCATTGGTTGAACACCAGCAAGGTCATAAGCAACCAAGTTAGGCATTGCACGTCTAATCAATGAGATTAGAACTGGGTCGAAACCTGCAACTGACTGGTCACCTGATGAACTAAAACCAGGATTTCCTGTTGCACCTGGGTCTGTGTTCATTGTAGGAACTGCTTCAGATAATATCTGACGTTCCTGTTTAATTACTCTTTCTTGGTTCTCTAAGAGAATTGAGGTAACAGCTTTCTTATAGTTATCTGTGATAGGATCAAGATCACCATGGTCGAGAACTGGTGCCCATTTTTCTTGAAGAACCTTAGACATACCTAATGTCATTTGTTTTTTTCCTCGTTTAAATAGGGGTTAGTTAATAATTTACTGCCACTGTGAGATAGCGTTGACATATGCTGCCATTGCACCTTCTGTAGGTGCTGCTACTTCTCCAGTTGCTACATCTTCCTTAGGAGCAGAAACCTTTTCCTTGGGGAAATAGTTTTCCTTAAGGGTTGCAAGCTTCTCCTTAAAGGACTCTTCAGATTCAAACACAACTTCTTCTGCTAAAGAAGCAAGCTTCTCTGCCTGAGTTTGTGCTAAACCTTTAGATACTTCGGCAATTAATGATTCACGAGTACGTGTATTAATTTGGCCGCTGAGTGAGACGTTCTTTTCAATTTGCTCATTGAGCTTCTCTTCCATTTCATCTAGTTTGTGTGTCATCTCATCGAGAACATCATATTTTTCTTCAGGGATTGATACATAATTTTCTTCAAAAAGCTTCTTCATGCCATCCATGAAGGAGCCATACATTTCTAGTTTGATGCCTTTGTGGAGTTCGATTTCATTCTCTTTCTTCCACTCTTCGGCAACATAAGTGAGAAACTTATCCATTTTCTCAGAAAGTTCAGTTTTAACTTCCTCAACTTTCTCAGATAATTGCTTCTCAAATTCTTCTTCTAACTTCTTCTTGCTCTCAGAGATTTTACTCTTGACAGCAGCTTCAAAGATAGTTTTTGTTTTTGCTTTAAACTCTTCGGAAAGTTCTTCGCCAGTTAGAAGTGCTTTAACATCATCATCGACATTAATTTCTTCTTCCTTAACAACTTCTCCTTCGGGTTTTGTTTCTTCCGCTTTAGTGATACCTGCAGGCTTCCCTTCAGCAGCACCAGCGTTCTTGTTAACAGCGTTTCCTTTTATCGCTGATGTACCTTTATTGGCAATTTTCGATGAGTTATCATCGTTCTTATAGTTTTGGTTGGTAGGACCACCCAAATTTTCAATCGAAGCATCTTGAGGTGCAGGGACGGAAACTTTTTCCATACCATCTGCAGCACCAGCACCATCAGTGACTTGGCGTTCAGAGAGATTCTCTTCGACGAATGTTTCAAATTTCTGGTCAACTGATGCTGACATATTAATACTCCGTTGAACTATTAGATTAATCTGAATTTATTTATAATTACAGTCCTTTCAAGAACTGTTCAAATGCGGAAACTTTGCGTTCCTGTAAATTATATAGGGTAGCAGAGTCAATTTTCTTCTTAATATGAGAAATTTCTTGCTCTTTTAGTAATCCATTATCCCAAACCCATTCTTTTCCTTCCATAATACCTTCTACAAAAGCATCAGGAGCAGATGGATCTGCCACAATATCAGCAGCAGTTGCTAACTGATAGTCATCACGAACGTAGTTTGCACCACCCATTTCTCTTAGAGAACCAACTCCTCTAGAAGAAACACCTAATGATACACCCTCATCTAGGAGAGATTTTGCAATCTGACCCATTGGTGTATCTAAAAGTTTTGCTTTACCGATATAATTGTTTCCTTCTCTTACGAGTGATTCAATTTTATGTGAAGCTCTATCCAAATTGACTGTTGGTCCTTCTGGATGTCCTAGTTCACCTAGAGCACGATTCTTAGAAATGTTTAATTCAGTATATCTATTAACTTCTCTCTCAAGAATATCAATAGGATACACTCTACCATTTCTATTTTTAATTTCACCTTGCAAAAATACACCTTGGATATAATGGTTCTTCTTACCATCTTTATCCTCAGTTAGAAATTTTACTTCCTCTATTTGTTCAGTTATTAGTTTCATGTTCGTCTGGTGCAGGAACAGGGGGTGTTGGATCGGCATCGTTTACCTCATTAGGATCACGACTTGGATCAGGATTTGCTTCAACCTCAGGATCATTAGGATCTGCAGCATTATTCTGTGGATCTAAATGAGCAAACATATTAGCTCCAACTTTCTCTTTTTCAAGAGTTAGTATTTCAGCTGCCTTATTCATAAT